CTGCGAAGAATATTTTGGCCGCGGGACTCGCGGTGGCCGCCTGTGGACCTGATGTCAGTCAACGTGTTCTCCGGAATGCGGTGCAGTCGGGGTTGAAGCAGGAACGCTCGGCTGCGAAGCCGGGAATCTCCGCCCTTTAGGGCGGGGAGGATGTCAAGGCGCGCACGCTACCTATCCGAGAACCACGCCGTAGCGCTATTCACGCGGGTAGTGTTCACTTGCACGCAACGTGGCATGGAAAGCGCAACCCTCCGAGACTGAGCTGATCCTGCTGGCCCTTGCCCAACGGGCGCGCACGGGCGCGGAGATCGGTGTCATCTTCCCAAGCGTCACCGGGCACAGCGTCACCAACGGATCGCTCTACGCGATCCTGCGCCGGCTCCGCGCCCTGGGGTGGATCCGAGTCGTGGACGAAGACCGAGCGGATCATCGCAGCTACCGCGTGCGCATCACACCCAACGGACGGCGCGCTCTACGACGCGCAGCCGCACGGCACGCGCGTCTCGTTGAGATCGCGCGCACCGTCTACTGATCTCACGGCGTGATCGGGATGTAGCTGATCCCCAGCGACGTGCCCAGGGTGGCGTCCTGGAACGCGTCGCCCGTCACGTTGATGAGGAGGGACGCATCCGCCGGGTACTCCTTGTCACCACCGCCAAACGTCAGGCTCGGGATGTCGATGCAGATCGCGCCCTCGCCGTTGTTCAGAATGGCGTCGAACGTCAGCGTCGAGTTGTTCCGGATCGCGTTGGGCACCCGGCTGTCCGTGAAGATGAGCTGCGCCTCCAACGTCACCTCGAAGATGCCGACGTTCACGAACGCCGCACCGAGCTGCCCGAGCTTCTTCTCCGGACTGGCGTTGTTGTTCAGCGTCAGCGTCAAGCTCTTGAAGCTGGTGTCCAGCGCAGATCCCGCCAATCGCGTCGTGAGACGCGCAACGTCCATGCTCGTGTTGAACGCGGTGGTCAGCAAGGGCGCCGTCGCCGTCGACGCACCGCTCTTTCGGGACGTGGTGAAGACCTCCGTGTCCGTGCCGATGAACACCACCGACACCGTGGCCTTGTCGGTGAGCGGCAGGTTCAGCGCCAACTCGTTGCAGAAGTTGCCCTTGGCGTACTCGAACTCGGCACCTGGCCCAGGGACCTGGAGGTTCGGGTAGGAGCCCTCGAACTGGAACGTGCGCTCCAGATACCTGTTGTCGGCCGAGGCCGCGTCCACCGACACGTTGCGGAAGAAGCGCCCGAAGAGGATGTCCATGTTGTCGCCCAGACCGTTGTCGGTGATGAGCGTCGACGTGATCTTGTCGAGCGTCAGGGTCAGCGTCGTGATCGCGGTGACGCGTCCGAACCCGATCGACGCACCTGCGCCGAACTGGTTCGCTACGACCAACCCACCTACGTGCACGAACTGGCCCAGCTTCAGGCCGAGCGACGTGAAGTCCACGTTGGCCGCACTGGTGATGACCGCCACTCCCGATGTCACTGAGATCGAAAGGTCGTCGGCCCCGGCACGGATACCGCACACCTCGACCTGCGCGTTCGCCGGCGCCGTCTCCACGACGAGCGACTGACCCGCGCAGACCATCTTGGTGTCGTTCAGGATCACATCCGCCGTGAGCACTTTGATGCCGTTATTGCCCGCGTTCACGTAGCCACGCGCGAAGAGCAACGTGGCCTCGGTCAGAGTGACCCACTGGAGCTTGTCAGCCTGCGGCTGCGTGGCTGCCGGGATCACGTAGCCGTCCGGCGTAGCGCTGATGTTCGCTGCCTTGAAGACCAAGTCCGCGTTGGCCGCCTCGGCGAACACGAAACCTTCGAGGAAGTCGTGCAGACCGTCGATGGTCAGGTCGAACTCGAACTCAGCGCCGCTGTCGAGATCGGTCGGCGTGCCCTTGCGCTTCTGCCGATCCTGCGAGATCGGTCGGCGCGGCACCGTGGTGATGTCCGCACCGAACGAACCGACGGAGTTGGGCTCCGTCTTCTTCCACACCGTCGGGGGAGCAGCGAGGCTGGGCTCGATGCCATAGAGCAACTCGAAGTTGTTGGTGAGTACGCGACCCATGGCTTGTTACTTGACCTCCTCGTAGGAGAACGGGACCTCAACGAGTGCCGCGTTCCAGATTCCATCTTGCCCAAGCTCGCGCGCCAACGCTGCTGCGAGCCACACGCGATAGCCGACGCCGCTCAACACGACGCCCTCTAGTGCTGATACCGCGGTCTGCATCAACGTGGCCAGCGGCGCCGAACCGGCATCCACTGGCACGAAGAGCTGCACCATCACCGCACCGAACCGCATGAACTTCCGCCCACCCGGCGCGCCCAACGAGTCCTGTCGACTCGTGCGGTGCCGGACGGACACACGCGCCCAGGACACGTTCTGTGCCGAGGGCCGGAAGTTCTCGTTGTCGAATCCGATCTCCGTTGCTGACGCCCACGTGGTCGTGAAATGGTCGTAGATCGCCTCGACCGATGCCGGGATGGTCGTCGACGTCACGGACGCACCTCCGCGATGGCGCGGTCGATGGCAGCCTGCACAAAACCAGCAGGTGCCTGTGCCGACGACCCGTCGTTGAGCCGGGTGATGTAGTGAACGTGGTTCGCGAGGAACACAGTGCCCTGCTCCAGGTGATACCCCGCCAACGCCGCGATCCCCGCGGCCTGGGGCCCGAACGTCACGGTCATCTTGCTACCCACCGGGCCATCCGCAACCTTGCCCACGGAAGGCAGCCAGTTCGATCGAGCCCACCCGGTGTCGATCGGCGTGCCACCGGCACCCGGCACGTTGGTCAGGATCGTCACAAGCTCCAGAGACAGTTGCTGAACCAACTGCTCGGTGAACTGATGCAAGTCGTCCATGACATCCCGAGCCCGAATCCGAACCGTACGAAAAGCCCGCTTCGCCATGGGCGTCAGGTCCGCTGCTTGAGCAGCTTCGCTGCGGCCGTTCGTCGGAGGTTGCTCGTTGCCGCTGCCCGCGAACGCAGCAGCAGTGTCTCCGCTTCTCCGTCGCCGATCAGGTAGCGCGCCCGGACCATGCTCAAGAGCCGATCACCCGGCACGCCCGCCGCGTCGAACGCATCCCCAGGCGTGTAGTCCTTTCCCTTGTTGGTGAAGGGCTTCCGCACCGGGTAGCTGCGGCTCAGACCGCCCTGCCCGCCTTGCAGCAGTGCGGTCTCTGCCTCGCCATCCCCACGCAAGTAGTGCGCGTGCATGAGCGTCTGGAGACGCGCTCCCGGAACACCGGACGCGTCGAACGTGTCCCCCGGCACGAAGTCACGTCCACCAAAGGTGAACGCCTTGTGCACCGGGTAGCTCCGGGAGCTGCTCATCACGCCACCGCCCCGCTGTAGAAGACGCCGAGGTCGGCCGCGACCAGCCGCATGTCGAACGCCATCTCCAGCTCGACACGCTCCGACTTCAGGTGCTCCATGCGGAACCGACTGACTCGGGTGCCCAACTCGGTCGCGCCGGTGTAGCCGGTCCACGCGAACGTGTACCCGCCGGTCGGCTTCCGCAGCCCAGGGGACAGCTCGCTGTAGACCAGCAGCGCGTCCTTGTTGCCGATGAACGAGAACGCGTTCGTCGCGCCCTCGGCAGCGGTGTTCTTCACACCCTCCATCACGAAGATGCGCGGGATCTCGCTGAGCGCCGTGAGCGTGCTCCGCGCCACCATGGCCGGCCCCGACGTCTGGCCGGCGTTCACGCGCGCGAGCAGGTCCGGGTGGTTCTTGAGGAACTGCCACACGCGCGCACCCAGCACCAGCGTGTTGGGACGCATGCCCGTCCGCTCCTTGATGCGGATGATGTCCGCTGCGAGATCCGCCAACGGATCCGAGCCGAAGTCGTTCCACTGAAGGAACTCCGTGCTCGTCGGAGTTGACGCGACACCCGTGCGGTCCGTCGTCCACTTGCCCGTGGCGAAGAACTTGGTGGCCCACTCGACCTCGCGAGAGACCAGCGCCGTCTGCATGAGCACCGACATGGCGTCCTCGAAGGGACGAATGCCGGGGTCCGCGTTGCCGACGAGCTGGTCACTCACGTCCTCGTGGAGTGCCCACACGTCGGCCACGTAGCTGCCCGTGGAGAGCGAGTGCCCGATGCCGGCCGACTCGGTCGCCGGCGCGCGCTTCTTCATGGCGTCGCGCCAGAAGTGCCCGCGATCGTACGTGTAGAACGTGTCGCTCTTGTTCGGGACCGGAAGGGTCGTGAACACTTGCGACGCCACGAAGTCCGTGGCGTCCTGCATGAACGCGACCGAGAGGTTCGACAGCGGCCGGTTGACGTGAACGTCGCCCGGGGTCGGCTGTGCCTTGCTGATGATCTGAAGAGACATGGTTGTTGGGCCTCCCTGGATCAGGCCAGGATGTGGTGGTTGGTGAGAAGGACCTCGACCAGATCGCCAGAGACGGCGCTGATCGTGGCCCGACCCAAAACGTGATCGGCGGATGCAGCCGTCAGCGCCTTGCCGGCGGCATCGGACTGGACCTTGTCACCCGCGGTGATGGTCCCGCCGGCGACGACCTTGGCGATGCCGCCGATCTGCACCGAGGCAGCCTCGCCAGCCACCGTCGGCTTGTTGGTCAGCACCCCGTCCGCATCACCACCGGCGCTCGCCACGACGGCAACACGCCCGGATGTGTTGAGGAGGACGAAGAGGAACTGCGACGCCGAGAGATCGGCATTCGCCGGGAGAGACACTTCGATGGAAGCCTGTTGGGTTGCCATGGCTCAGCTCGCCTTCTGGAAGAGGACAGCGCCCTCGGGAGTGCGCAGAACGTTCTGATACGCCTTCGCGTAGGTCATGCCCTGGTTCCGCGCCATCTCGTCACGAGCGCGCTTCTCCAAGGCTGCCTCCGCATCCTCGCGAGTCTCGACCGCGCCCTCGCCGCCGGCGGAACTGCCCTTCCGTACGAACGCACCAGCGTTCGCGGTGTTCGCGGCCTTGAGCAGGGACGCGATGCCCGTGCGGGTCGTCTCGTCCGCGATCTGCTCGATCGCGCCCAGCAGCGCCGACTTCACGACGGCATCGCCAGGGAGATTCGACAGCTCGGTCTCGGCGCGCTTCGTCAGCTCCAGCGTGCGCGCACGCGCGCGCTCGGCCTTCGCGACGGTCTCGCTTGCGTCGACACGCTTCGCCATCTGCACAAGCAGCGGATCCGCGCTCTTGCGGTACGTGCGACCGTCGGCGTCCGTGTAGACGATCGGATCCTGCTCCGCCGCCTTCGCCAGCGACACCGCGACCGCGACGTCCTGGTCCTTGACCGACTTCGCCAGGAAGCTGTCCTGCTCGTCCTGCGACAAGCCCTTGAGGAACGTCTTGCCCGCGTCGTTCAACGCCGACATCGCCTCCGCGCGCGCGAGTCGCTTCTGCAACGCGTCCATCGCTGCCTCGTCCGTGCCCCCGCTTGCGCTGGGGGCGGCTGGGGTGTTCTTCACCGTCATTCCGTCACCTTCGCCGGGGTCTCCGGCGTCCTTGCCAACACCCTGCGTTCCTCGGGCCGCAGGTTCGCCCGTTGTGTCGGTAGCACGTGCGTTCTTCGCGCGTGCTACCAGTTCTTCCATCCGCGCACTGCCGTAACGAGAAATCGCCGCGAGCATGGCCACGGGTTCCACGGTGTGCGTGTGTCCGCCGCTCTCCCCCAGCACGACCCCACCGTCCAGGTTCACCATCCAGGGATGGTTATGAGCCTGCTCCTCGCCCTCGCTCTGAGCCGCTGACGTTGTTCCAGCGAACGGATCCCCATCGTACGACCACGCCTCGATCAGGTGCGCGTGCCCTTCCTCGCTGCTGGTCATCACGGCGAACTTGGCTTTCTCGATGACGAAAGCCCGTTTGCGCAAGACGACGTCCGCGCCCTCCTGCGCAGGCTCATCGACGAGGCTGATCTTGCCCAACGCGAACGTGCGCATGATCCGACGCTTTCCGGGCCCGTGTTTGCCCATGCTCAGTCGTCCTCCTCCACCACATCGTCCTCTCCCCGAACGCCTCCGATCGAGAAGGCGCGCAGCTCACCTGAGACCACACGCTTGAACACTTCCGGCGACGGCCGCGCCGCGACCATCAAGCCTGTCCAGTTGGTCGTGATGCCGAACTGCTTCGCCACCGCGGCGGTGAGCGGCATCGCGAACACGATCGTCCCCTGGGCCACGTTGTCGTGCTGCACGTCGACCTCTGCACTCGACTCCATGAAGTCGAGCGCCGCCTTCATCATCGTGTCCTCGGGGCAGTGGTCGCCCTGGGTGTCGAAGTAGGGCTTGCCCTTCTTGGTGCAGATGATCGCGCGGCCGAACACGAGGCCGAGCGACGCGTCGGCCTTGAGGACCTCGACCTGGAAGCTCTTGCGTAGTTCCGTCGTCACCACCGTCACCAATCTTCAGCGCCGCGAAACGCGCGTCGCCACCGTACACCTGCACGACACCGTCTCGGAGAACGGTGCCAACGGGTCGTGAGGATACCGGAGACTTGCCCCACCGCCAGAGGTAAACGGCACGCCGAACAGCCGTTCCTGGCCGTGCATGGGCCGATGGGTGTCCCGCACGCGGAGATCCCGCCGCGTGCGCCAGACCTGCACGATGTCCTCCGGCACGAGCAACCCGGCATCGACCGCTTGCGCGTACGCCTCTATCTCCCCGCTGCGCACGCTGCGGGACGCCTCTGCCCAGGACAGGGCGTCGCTCGCCGCCACCCGGCGCTGCACCGCCGAGCTGGTCAACTGCGCCTTGGTCGGGAAGCGCGTCTTCGCCCCGGCTGCCTGCTGCAACAAGTTGGCCCGGTAGGCCAGGAACTCCCGCGCTTGGCGCTGGGTGAACCCCAACAGCATCCACACCAGAAGTGCGGTCTCCCGCGGGGACTCGTCCCGGACAACGCTGCTCGTCAACACCTCCCGCAGCATCCCCCGCTGCTCCGTGCCGAAGGACGCGACAACCGCCTGCCGCCGCGCAGCCAACGTTTGCACCACCCGCGGGCCCGTCACGTCGAACCCCGCGAAGTCCCGCCCCACCGTGGCAGCAGCCAAGAGATAGAGCGCCAGCACCTCTTCCGCGAAGCGGGATCCCACACGGTCGAGTGCCGCCTCGATCTCGCGCAAGCGCCCAGCGCGCAGCAGCGGGTCCAGCACACCGGGAGACAGGTCCAGCCGGGCATCCGCGATCAGGCGAAGCAGCACACGGCGCAGGCGCGTCGCGTGCAGATCCATGCCTACTTCCCGTGTCGTCGTCACCCTGGATCCACGGCCCGCGCCGCCTGTTTCAGCTTCGCCAGCCGCACGTACAGGATCGCCGCCCACCCGCACACGTCAGCCAGTTCCTGCTGGATCTCGTCGATCGTGCACACTGCCGGGGACCCAAAGCTGCGGTCTCCGTACTCCTTGGCCCCCGCCTCCCAACGAGCGCGCACCTTCACGAAAAACTGCTCCCGGAGCACGATCTCGTCCATCTCACACCCCTCGTACCTGGCAAGTGTAGGTGGCCAACGCAAGGTCCGACTTCACCCGAACGACCGTGTAGATCGTGTCCAGGATGGTGATGCGATCCCCTGGCCGCGGGAACGCCAGCCCCGTGATCGAGTTCGCAACCAGCAAGATCCGACGGTCCCCGCGCTGCACCAGCGTGCCGTCCATCTCGAAGTCGGTGTAGTCGTCCACAAGCCCTCGGGCTGCGTGCGACGTCGTCGTCGGCGTGGTGCCGCTACTGCTCGCCGCAGTTCGCGTGCCCGGCGTCACGCGCGTGAGCGTCGCCGGCAACATGCCCGGAGCCACTGCCTTCGCGATCTCTTTCGCGATGTCGATGCCAAAGAGCTTCACGCGTACCCCCTGCTCAAGGTCCAATCGGTGTCGGCGAAGCCGCTCAGCTCAGCGGACCCAAGGGCAGCGCCCACGCCACCCGTGCCGGTCGACGACGCCAGGAACTCAACGATCAAGTCCCACACGATCGACGGCAACTTGCCGGCGAAGATGGTGGTGAAGAACTCGACCTCGACGCTGCCCGCCTTGACGCGCTTCAGCCGCACGTTGGCGTCGGTCGCCTTCTCCAGGGCTTCCGGGTCGCTCAGCAGCTCGAAGGCCAACTCGACCTGCGCATCCTTGATCTGCTGGTGCACGGTGCTGCTGTCCACTGCACTGCCGTAGCGGTCGGTGACGCCCGTGCGCGGCCAAGACAGCGTCTGCACCGCGGTCTTCGCCCCCGCCCACGTGAGCCGCTCTAGGAGCCGAGTCGCCGTGACCAGTGCTGGCTCCTTCTCGGTTGTGGCATCGGCGAGGGTCCACGTGCCACTGCTCGCCGCGCGCATCGACTGCGCGAGGTAGGTGTTCGATTCCGTGATCGTGACGTAGCTGTTCGTGCCAACGGTGATGGTCATGCGTTCACCACATTCAGGAGAACTGAAACTGGCCCAACGGCGACGACTTCGCACTCGCCGCCCACGTCGGTGACCTCCAGCTCCTGCCAGAAGTCGCCGAGCAGACTCGCCGTGTCCGCGCGCAACAGCGTGACTTCGAGGATGCCGTTGATCGCGTCGATCTTGACGATGCCGCCGCCCGTCGTGCTCTTCTCCAGGATCGGCGTGCTCAGGTAGCGGCCGTTCTTGAACCGGCTCAACGCCCACTTGATCGTGAGCGTCGTGAGGTCGAGCGGCGGGTCACCGGGCGCATCCTTGTCGACCACGGTGAAGCGTAGCAAGCGCTTGTTGCCTGCGTAGAACGTGAGCTTGCTCGCGGTCACCGTCATGTCGCTACCTCAGTCGATGTCACCGTCCGCATCGTAGCGGAGGTCCTGGCTGGCAGAAGATGCGTGTTCGGAGTCCCGCGTGGCGTTGCCTAGCCAGAGTGCCTCACGCGCGGCCACCGCCGCGATGATCTGCTGCCACGTCGCGTTGGCCGCGATCTCCCTGTCCCATGTCGCGTTGAACTCCGAGATCGCGTCCGCGATCGGGGAGCCGATGACCACCGCCGGCAGCACGAACGTCGCGCTCGCCGGCATGAGCCCAAGGGAGACCGCGCCCACCGTGAACGCCGGCGACGCAGGCACGAACGTCGCGGTCGCGGGGACCAGGGAGACCGTGACAGTCCCAAGGACCACCGCAGGCGCCGGCGACACGAACGTCGCCACCGCCGGGGTCAGCGATATCGCGACAGCGCCCACCGTGAACGCCGGCGACGCGGGCACGAACGTCGCCGTGGCCGGGGTCAGCGTCAGGGAGACCGCACCAACCGTCAGCGCGGGCTGCGGCGCCACGAACTGCGCCGCCGTCGCGTCCGGGGCTACCGTCGCGGTGCCGGCGACGCTCGGGGCTGGCACCGTGAACGTCGCGATGGCCGGATCCAGCGAGACCGCGCCGGCGGTGATCGTCAACGCCAGCGTCGGCGCCGCGAATGTCGCCACGGCAGGGGTCAGCGCGAGCGTGACCGCGCCGGTGGTGATGGCAGGCGCAGGGACGATGAACGCCGCCGTGGCCGGGTCCGGCACCAGTAACGATCCGGTGAGCAGCACCGGATCGGGGGCCACGAACGTCGCAACCGCCGGGGTGAGCACAAGCGTCACCGCGCCCGCCGTCAGGGTCGGCGCCGGAGCCACGAACGTCGCGGCCCCGGGGTTGGGCCCAAGCACAACCGCGCCCGCCGTCAGGGTCGGCTCGGGCGCCGCGCACGCGGCTACCGCCGGGGTCAGCGCCAAGGAAACAGCGCCCGCCGTGAGTGTGGGCGCAAGGGCGACGAACCCCGCAGCCGCGGGGTCCGGCGCGACCGAGACGGCGCCTGCCGTCAGAACGGGCACCGGCGCAGCGAACGATGCCACTGCCGGGTCGGGCGCGAGCGCGGCGGTACCGCTCGCGACTGGCGCAGGTGCGACGAACGTCGCGGTCGCTGGCGTGAGAGCCAGCGCCACCGCGCCAACGGCAAGCGTGGGCGCCGTGGCCACGAACGCAGCGACCGCCGGATCCAGCGCGACCGTCGCCACACCAACAGTCACCGGCGCAGCCGCGACGAACGTCGCCACGGCTGGCGTGATGGCCAGCGCCACCGCGCCAACGGCAAGCGTGGGCGCCGTGGCCACGAACGCAGCGACCGCCGGATCCAGCGCGACCGTCGCCACACCAACAGTCACCGGCGCAGGTGCGACGAACGTCGCGGTCGCTGGCGTGAGAGCCAGCGCCACCGCGCCAACGGCAAGCGTGGGCGCCGTGGCCACGAACGCAGCGACCGCCGGATCCAGCGCGACCGTCGCCACACCAACAGTCACCGGCGCAGCCGCGACGAACGTCGCCACGGCTGGCGTGATGGCCAGCGCCACCGCGCCAACGGCAAGCGTGGGCGCCGTGGCCACGAACGCAGCGACCGCCGGATCCAGCGCGACCGTCGCCACACCAACAGTCACCGGCGCAGGTGCGACGAACGTCGCGGTCGCTGGCGTGAGAGCCAGCGCCACCGCGCCAACGGCAAGCGTGGGCGCCGTGGCCACGAACGCAGCGACCGCCGGATCCAGCGCGACCGTCGCCACACCAACAGTCACCGGCGCAGGTGCGACGAACGTCGCCACGGCTGGCGTGATGGCCAACGTCACCGCGCCGGCCGTCAACGCCGGCGCTGCGCCGACGAATCGTGCCGTGGCGGGTGTCAGTGCCAGCGTGCCTGTTCCTGCGACCACTGGCGCAGGTGCCACGAACGTCGCCACCGCCGGCGTCAGGAAGACCGTCGCCTCCAACACAGGTTCCGGTGCGGTCGGCGTGATCCCACCGCCCGCTGGCGTCAGGTTGATCGTCACTGCTCCCACGGTCAGCGCGATCGACGGTGCAGCGAACAGCGCCGTCGTCGGCGGCGGTCGCATCGTATCAGTGACAAGAACCCGCCGGGGGTCCGCATCCGGTGCCCAGAAGATCGGAGGCTGGGTCGCAGCATCGCCCGGGAACCCCGTAATGACCGCGAACGCATCACCAACGTCGAGCGGATAAAGGAATGGGTGGGTAGTGCCGCTCGTTACAGCGTCGAGCGGGTAGGCACCAAGCAGACCGTCATCCGACGCAGCGCGAAACGTCTGCGATTCACGGAACAGCTCCTCGCTGCTGAGCACGCGGTTCCAGATCTTGAACGCGGTCATGTAGGCACGCGCACCGACCCCGGTTGAGTTGCCCCCTATCCGCATCTTGGTCCACGCGGTTCCTCCTGCGGATACGTCGCCAGAGTCGGTCGTCGTCCCCCACGCATCCTCCGACGAGAACAGCCGCAGGTAGCTCCTTACGCGAACCGTCTCCTCAACGAATCCCGCTGTCTTCGTGATGGCGATCGCCATCCACGTGTTCATCGTGATCGTGCCGATCTCTCCACTGGCCGATCCGACTTCACCAAAGACAGTCCAATGATACTTCCCTGCCGTCACGTCGTGATAGACGTGGAAGTAGCTATTCGGTGAGTCGTCGTCGAAGCTGAAGACGTACGAGAACGTCCCGTGCGCGAGAAGCGCCTCTGCGCGAACCCAAATGATGGCAGAGAGGTCTTCGAACTCCGCGAGCGGGTTGGCCTGGACTATAACGTCAGCCGTTCCACTTAAACCGACCCAGAGCATGGCGCATCAGTCGATCAGACGTTCGACCACTCCAGGGTCAACTGCTCCAGATACGCGTTGCCTGTCATCGTGTCGGCAGCGTTCGCCGCATCCCGGTAGAACGAGACGTAGAGCTGATCGCCGTTCGCCGCCGTGTCGAGGTTCGTGATCGCGATGGTCGTCTCCATCATCCGCTGCGCGGTGGTGCCCAGGTGCGTGTCGTTTACCGTCTGCGCGGTCGCGAACGCCTTGCTCGCGAGCGAGCCACTGTCGGTCTCGGGCGTGACCGCCGCCACCTGGATACCCCACCGCACCACACCGCTCGTCGCCGTCGCCGCTGACCAACGGATCCGCGCCGTGATCGTTCCGCCAGCGTAGTCGATGACCGGCGTCGACCAGAACACCGTCCATTTCGTCGCCGCATCGAACGCAACGACGAGCCGTGCGAAGTTCGTCCCGTTGACCCGCTGCATCCTGCCGGCGCTGATGTCCGGGTCGTTTTGTGCGGATCCGATCGGAAGAGGCGTGTAGACGGTCGCCATTCTTACTCGACTCCTGCGCCAGCGCCAGCGCCAGCGACTCCTGCGCCACGCCCACGACGCTGGATGACGAAGGTCAGAATCGCGAACTTCTGCTCAGGGGTCGCCGCTCCGCGGAATGGCTGCGGGAGTGCTGCGTTGAACGACGCCACGTTGGCCTCGACCCAGTTGTCAGTGGCGTCGATGCCGGCACGCAACTCGGGCTTCGTAAGCGACGCTGGGCAGTGCCCAGCGGCCATGAACTTGGCCCACTCGTCTGCCCGCTCCAGATCTGTGAGTGTGGCCATAGGATCAGACCGTCTTGAGCTGGAGCAGCCCCTCCGCGTTGATGTTGATCGTCAGGTCACCGCCGTTGGTCGTGAACGGGAGCCCAGGGCTACCGGTCGTCGTGTCGATGTAGGCGAGCAGGATCGACGCCGCGTCGTTCGTGACCTCCTTGATGACGACGAGCGCGGCAATCGTCGCGTTCGTCGCGCCACCGATCGCGGACCACAGGACGTCCGCGGCGTCGAACTCCGCACGGTCGTTCGCAAGATCAGCCACGACCGTCTTGCTCGCGAGCGTCTTGCGACCCGCGCCGGCGAAACCGCCCGTGTAGTTCGTCGCCACGATCTCGGCTGCCGCTGCCGATGACACGAACTCGTGGTCACGGTCGACGGCGTAGGCGCTCGTAACGAGCATCACCTTGATCGTGTCCGCGAGAAGGTCGACCGCGCCCGAGGACGCCGACCACATGCGCGCTGCCCCCGTGTTGTAGATGAAGTTCGCCATCGTTTTGCCCTACTCGTTGTCGTCTGGTTCTGGTTTCGGCTTCGGGTCACCCGTCGCTGCATCCGCGCCCTGCGCGACTGCCTCGACCTTTACTTGCGCAGCCGCTTGCTCCGCTTCCATGCGGACCTCAGCAGCTTCCGCCAACGCCTTCAGGTTTGCAGGGCTCAGCCCGAGCATCCCGCGCACCGCGTTCTGCACCTCGTCGTCGGGCGCCATCGGCGCACCCGCCGTCGCCATGTCCTTCAGCGCCGTCGTGATCTCGGTGATGTCGCGGAACCGACTCAGGTCCGTCGTCACGATCGGCATCAGCTCGAACGGCCAGCCGTTCAGCTCGAACAGGCGGCAGATCAAGTCCGACTCGATCGACGCACGCACCGCCGACAACGCGCTGTCCACGAGGAGACCAAAGCTCTTCGTCTTCCCCTCCGCCATCGCGTTGCTGCCCCGGCTGTCCGACCCGAGCAACAAGTGCTCGACGCCCAGGATGCGCGCGATCGAGCGCGTCTTTCGCTCCACCGCTGCTGCCAGGAACTCCTGCGCCGTCGGCGTCGACTTCATCACCTCGACGTCCCACTGCCGTACCTGCCCAGGTGCGCGGCGGCCGTCGCCCGTCGACTCGTACGGCGTGGAGTCGAGCAAGATCGCAAGGTCCTCGGACTTCACGTGCCCCGCCAGGAAGTCCATGACCACCTGCACCTTCGCGTCCCGTTCCTCCTTGGAGATGCGCCCCTGCGTCACGGCCTCCTCCAACAGCGCCAACGGGACACGCCCGATCGGGATCCCCGAGATGTCCGACTGGTAGCCGATGCGCTCCAGCTTCTCGTACGCAGTGAGCAGCTTCGCGTGCGGCGCGCACGCGCGGAACAACCCGTGTCCCTCCGGGCTGTCGTCGAGCGCGTCGTCGACGAGGTACAGCACCTTCGCGCGCGGGAGGTAAATCTCGCTGCTGTCGTGCGGCGACCGCTGCACCATCCCGTGCACGGTGCCCGTGAAGTCGACGTCCCACCGCTCGATCGTCGCCTGCGGGCGGGGCTCAACGTCGAAGAGCCCAACGACGCCGTCGTCGTTCATCTTGGCCGTCCACTCCGACACCGCGAAACCGTAGAGCTTGAACGTCGCCGCGCGCCGCACGACACGGAACAGCGGCGTCTCCATGTCGTGCAGGATCTTCTCGACCTGCTCCGCCAGCCGCTTCGCTTCCTCCGACTCATCCACCGGCATGAAGCGCCAGCTCGCCGCGCCGATCAGGTCCAGGTAGTGCCGCACACCCGCGGCGATGATGTCGACGTTCGCGAGGTTCTCGCTGAACGTCGTGTAGCGCGCCTGACCTTGCAGCCGCGCGTCCCTGTCGGCACGGACGAGGTAGCCACCCACGACCTGCGTGCCACCCGCGCCAAGAGGCTCCTTCTCCGCGAACGAACGACCGCGCAGGAACCTGAACATCGAGTCCAGGAACCCGCCGCCCACGGCCGTTCCGTTGCGCGTCACCACGGCCGGGACTCTACACGGTCACCCCTACCTGCGCACCAGCGTAGGTCCACCTCCGATCCGCATTCGCCCCGTGTCCTGGATCAACGCCGCAAACGCCCGCGACGCCGCGTCGACCTGATCCTTGTAGGTGCCCACCGGGAACGCCTTCAACTCGCCCAGGAAGATGTCGGTCCACGACCCCCTCACCAGGTACAGGTTCCCCGACTCGCACTGCGCAGCCAGGGGCGTCGCACGCACGTCCTTGCCGCCGCTCTCCGGCGAGAAGCGCACGTCCCACCCGGCCAGAAGCCCAGCCAACGCCGCCACCTGGGCCTTGCCCGACTGGCCAGGGTCCTGCGGGATCGAAATCTTGACGTTGATCCCGTCGCTCATCGCCGTGGCCCGAAGCAACTCCTCCACGCCACCCGGCGTCAACCGGGCACGGACCACGTTCGCGATGATGTACTGGTTCCGAAGCGTTCTGCCCATGAGCACGCCCGCGGTCCACGCCGACTTCGTCGTGGTCGACGCCGCCAAGTCCCACCCGCGCACCCATGTCGTCCCTTCCGGCGCCCGGTCCAGGAACAGGATCTTGTCCGCCTGGAACAGACCGCCGCCGCGCGGCGCAGGCGCTTGTTGGAGCTGCGAACTCACGGCGTAGTTGCCCCCGTGCGATGACAGCGTTGGCTTCAGCTCCTCGTCCAGGTAGCGGCGCGAAAATCGCTCCGGCCAGAGCAACTCGCCCTCCACACGACGCGGGTCAGTGAACCCGATCGACGTCGTCCGTGTGTGCGGGTGCGTGGGGTCGTACTCCATCGGCAAGCACAGCACGTCGTAGCCCAAGTCGCTCGCGAGCAAGTGCCCTTGCAGGTCCCGCTCGTGCGTGCGCTGGCCGATGATGACGAATGCGCTCGTCTCGGGGTTGTTGCACCGCGTGGGCATCGTCTCCGTGCCCCACAGCAGGACGGCTTCTCTTTTGGGGACCGACTCGGCTTCGCCCACCTTGGCGGCATCGTCTACGACGAACCGATCGCCTCGCTCGCCCGTGCCCAGGCCGCCAACCGACGTCGCGATTCGCCAGCCGGTCTTGTTGTTGTCGAACCGCATCTTGGCGTTCTGCTCGCCCTCCAGCAACTTGAACCGGTCGCCCCAGAAACGCTGGTAGATCGGCGACATGAGAACCGTGCGACAACGACGGTTGTCGCGGATCGTCAGCAGGTCGCTGTAGCTCGCGAGGATGCTCCGCATGTGCGGCAGGTTGCGTGGGCCCCACTCGAAGGCCGGCCAGAAAACGCTCGTCGAAAGCGACTTAGTACAACCGGGCGGCACCATGATGAGCAGCTTCTTGATCTGCCCGTCCGTGACCGCTTGCAAATGCTCGCAGATCGCGCCGAGACACCAACCGTCAATCAGCGGCTGCGACGGCTCCAGCACATGCCAAAACGTGCGCACGAAGTCGTGCAGGTTTCGCTCACACAACCGTCGGTCGATGTCACTCGACTCATCCAGCGTCTTCGTCAGAAGATCCAGGTCCGACAGTGACAGTGAGAAGTCGTCTTCGCTGTTGGTCATCCCGCAAGAGCCCAAGGTCCGCCATGATCCGCTTCAACGTCCGCAGGTCGTCCGTCGGAAGGAGCGCGAGCAAGTCCGCATGCAGCATGCCCGGCTGCTGCTCCCTGTGCTCCACCGCGACGCGCATGTCCGTCTTCGCGTGCCAGCCCGCGCGGCGCTCCAGCCAGAAGGTCGCCGCCTTCAGGTCGCCGTCCTTCGCCTGGGCCAACACACGCTCCGCAACCGCCGCGCTCGCCTCGGTCGCGGCAGTTTCCAACTCACGCTGGCACTCCTTCAGGAGCACAACCAACGGAATGTCGACCACTCGCGCGATGTCCTCCGGCAACACGCCGTAGGACGCCAGCACATCGACACGCAAACGCACCTCCGTCGTCAACGTCTTCGTCGGACGCGTTGCCAAGACCTCCTGCGGGAACTGCCGGATCAGGTCGTCCGTGTTGGTGCCCAGGGCAGCAGCAGCGGCAGCCAACGGCACACCGTACGACGCCATGGTGCGCACGATGCCACGGTCACGATCAGTGGGGATGTCCACGGGAGTGCTCGTAAAGTAGCACACCCGGCGCATGTTGCGCTAGACGGGAAAGAGCCGCCACGGGGTCCGAGCGTCACTACCCTCTCGAACTTGAACCCTGCAACGGTCGCCGTCTACAACCGCCGCAGGCATGAACACAACACCTTTCTCGGGGCCCCGTGGCCGCTCAAGACGCTGGCCGCTTACGCGGCGCCCAGGTCCTCGAAGTACAGCTCGACCGTGCCCGTGAACGTGGCCGTGCCCGTACCGCTCGTGACCGGCTGGCTCGCGTTCAGGTAGACAGCGTTGCTCGCGCCCGCCGCGATGATGACGTTCGTTTCCGCCGAGAGACTTGCTCCGTTGACCGTGCCCGTCGCCGTGCCGCCCACGCCCGTGAGCGCGGCAACGACGTTCTTCTCACCGGCGTTGGCGAACGCGGTACTCGCCGTGAGCACCGTGCCCACCGCGACGGTGAGGCTCGTGACCGCCTGCGTGGTCATGCCGGCGATGGTCACCGCCAGATCGACGACGCAGCCCTTGAGCAGGAGCTTGCGGTTGGGCAGATCGACCAGCTTCACCGAGCCAAAGTCGGCGGTTGAGATCATCGACACGACCGCCGCGGTCAACGTCAACACGTAGCGAACCGTCGGTCGCGCCGTCGTCGCCGAACGCGTCACGCCGCCAGCCGTGTTCGCCACAGGACCGACCGTCCCGTCGAAGTCCACAGCTTCCGCCGTGGAGTCACCAAACCGCGCGTTCTGGTGAAGCTGTACTTGCCGAATCGTCCGTGCCATCGTGTCACCTCTCGTCCCAAGGAACTAGAGCTTCGCGGGCATGTGCCCAGGGCGCGCGCCGCGCCGCTGGCTGCTCACACCGGGGAGGAAGCCTGGAACAACGGCGAGCTTACCGTCCGAAGCAATCGCACGCCAGCGTCCCTGCGGTATCCTCGCGGCAGATGGCACGCCGCCGACCCTTCACCGCCTGGACCTGCATCGGTGGCCCCTGCGACGGACAAACCGTGCCCAGGGAACTGCGGTCGCTCTCCTACATCGAACTGCCCAGCCCCACCCTGCCGGCCGCCACCGTGCCATCCCTCGGCCGCTACCTCCGCACAATCACCAGCAACACGGTCGTCTACGTCGCCGAACACGTCCGACTCAACGCGCTGCTCGGCCGCTAGCGGTGTGGATGTCGCGCAGCACCTCCGTCAGCACACGCCACGAGACCAACTCGTGGCGCATGCGGCAGGAATCCCCCAACGCGCGAGTTCGAACCACAGTCGAGACTTTGGCAGCCAGAGTGGAGCCTGCGCCGGTTGATCCAACGGAATCACGAGAAGGAAGTCCCACCCGCGCGCGAGCGTACGGTCCTGGATCGCCTTCCGCTCGATCATCGTCCACCCGCGCTCACCCCACCCGTTCCGGTACAGCACCACCACCGCCCGAGACTCGTCGCCGAACACGCGCGCGAAGGTCTCCATCCCGTCGGTTCCGGCGAGCTCTTCCTGTCGCCGCGAGTAAATGAACGTCGAGACTCGGCCGTTCAGAGCGTCGTTCAGCTGGGTCGCGAGCGATTCGTCCTGGGCCAAGAACGAGAAAGCGACGTCGTACTTGAACTCGCCTGCGTCGCTGCTGGATGCAGACTCGGGATCGTCGGACATGCGTGGTCGGCAGTTTGCCGTTCGGGCCGCTCCTGACAAGTCTGCCACAAGCACTTCGCCCGCGGCCACCGCGGGCGTTGCTTAGGGCGACCCCGACTTGCGACCCTCCACCGGTCCCCGGCATCGACACGGTGTTCAACGTGTGGTCGAGCACGGCGGCCAGAACGAGGGCCGAGCCGGTTGGAGCGAGCCTGCGACAAGTGCGACCCTCCGGATCGCCGAGCGCACCGCCGTTCCCGAGCAGTCTTACGCCCGAAGGGGTTGCAGCGCCTGAATCAGCGCGCTGGATCAGTACCGCTTCGATGGCGATCGTACTGCTGCAGAAGTGCTCGCGCGAACTCGTGGTCGAACATCAACTTGCGCGCCTGAAGCGAAGGTGCGCGAGACGTTCGAGAGGCTGGGGATGCGCACGGGCCGGTTGCCCGACGATCTGACGGCGCCGGCGTCGCCGTTCCCATGGCCGTGCGTTGGCGCCACCGGCGGGTAGGCCGGTTACTTGGCGACGCTGCGCGGTTGGTTAGCGAACACGGGCGGCAGATACTTCTCGTGCACCTTGTGCAGGTAGCTTAACCCGGCGTCTGCGCTGGCGGACAACTCCAGGCGCTGCTGGAAGAAGTGCAGGCGTGCCCGCGCTCCCTCCAGGATGCGAGCCCAGGGCATCGCCCAGACCTGGATTGCCGGGTCGTCCAAATCCGTGAGCAGTCCCCTCGGGCGGCCCTTCTGCGTCGTGCGGGTCCTCGCCGTGTCGTCGATTGCGTTGGAGACAGCCCAGAACTCCCACGTGGTGCGTGAGTCGCGGAACCTCTCGTCCTTGGCCACGGCAAGCGCGTAGTCCTCGACCTGCCCGAGCACCTTGTTGGTGATCCTCTGGCTCGGCCGCTTCAACTCGATGACGAGGTGGTGGCGCGATTCCGGGTCGGTCTGGGGGATCAGGCACCGCGACAGCATCAAGTCCACGATGCCTCGCCCACCGTCGGGCAACTCCACTTCGGCCTCGCGGTCTGCACCGGGCTCGCGGCCCAGTAGCTCGCGATGCTTGGCGAGCACTTCGTTGAGGCTCTGATCGGCGACCGTCAGCGCGAACTGTTCGCCGAAGACCCACGCTTGATCCTCCAGGATCTTCTGCAACTGCGCGCGCTCCAGCAGTTGCTGCTTGGAGGTGGGGTCGAACAGCAGCAGATCCAGGCCGGACAGGAAGTCGAGCCGGTTCGAGATGGTCTTGGAGGCGTTGATGATCGCGGTCAAAGTCGTGCGCTGTAGCAGCTCGGCGAGGTCTTTGGCGCGATCGGCTGGGAGTTCGAGCACGTCGCGGATTATGCGCTTCGTGGCGCTCGGGCTCGACTCCATCACTTCCTTGAGCAGCCGGAGCGAGAACCGCTTGCTCTTGGCGTCGCTCCCCTCGAAGTCGGGCAGGTAGTCGTTGACGTTCTTCGCCACCACGTCAAACACTTCGCGTTCGGTGCGTTCGATGATGCTTCTCGGCTCGCCCTCGAAGGGGTAGACCCGCTCCGCCTTCCACTGCTCGATCAACCCCCGAGCTTCCTGCACGCGACGTGCGCGGAAGTATAGTCTTGCGCAGACCAATGGCAAGCCTCCGCTACTCGTACCGCCTCTACCCGACGACGGAGCAGCGCCGCGCGCTTGCTCAGACGTTCGGGTGTGTGCGTGTCGCGTGGAACGACGCTCTTGCTCGGTCTCAAGTGAGCGGTGCGAAGTACCCTGGGTTCGCGGCGACGAGCAGACTCCTTACGGAGTCGAAGAAGTCGCCTGAGCGCGCGTGGTTGAACGACGTGTCCAGCGTCCCGGTGCAGCAGTCGATCCGAAATCTCGACGTGGCCTTCCGCCGCTTCTTTAACGGGCTGAAAGGCAAGGGGCCGAAGGTCGGCTTTCCAACTTGGAAGCGGAAGGACGGCAAGCAGTCCGCCGAATTCACCCGCAGTGGTTTCAAGCTTCAGCGAGGGAAGCTTTACATTGCGAAGGTTGGCGACGTAGATGTGCGCTGGAGCCGGGCGCTTCCGTCCGTGCCGAAGACTGCTACGGTGACGCTCGACGCGGCTGGGCGCTACCACGTGTCGTTCACGGTCGAGAAAACAGACGTCGCTTTGAATGGCGGATCTCCGGTCGGCGTCGACCTTGGCATTAAGACGTTCGCTGCGCTGAGCACTGGGGAGCTGGTCCACGCGCCCGACACGAAGCGCCTTGAGCGTCGCATCGGCAAGGCGCAGCGCGGGCTGAGTCGATGCCGTAAGGGCTCTGCGCGGAGAGGGCGAGCGAAGCTCCGCGTCGCTAAACTGCATGCTGTCCTGGCGGATACTCGCCGGGACTTCTTGGAAAAGTTCTCCACTCGACTCGTGCGGGAGCACTCGCTGATTGCCTTGGAAGATTTGAACGTCGCTGGCATGGCAAAGAATCACTGCCTTGCTCGCGCGGTCAATCGACAGGGTTGGCGCATGTTCCGAACAATGGTGCAGAGCAAGTGCGAACGGTATGGGCGCGAGGTGCGCATTGTCGGCCGATGGGAGCCGACAAGTCAGGTATGTAGTGGGTGTGGGCATCGGTGGGGCAGGGTTGGGTTGGGTGTGCGGACGATTGCATGCGAGGGGTGCGGCGAGGTCCACGATAGGGACGTCAACGCCGCTAAGAACGTCGTGGCGGCAGGGCTTGCCGACACGGAAAACGGACGTGGAGAATGGGTAAGCCGGGTGGTGTCGATGGGCACTGGCGTTCCGTTCGTTGAAGCGTCAACCGCCGGGGCCTCCCCCGGAATCTCCGCCCTTTAGGGCGGGGAGGATGTCAACGGTACGGCTCGCCGGGAAAGATAGCCCAGGGCGTTTGTGGGGGTTCTCTAAAAACGGAAGTGTGTGAAAAAAATGGGCGCGTTTGCAGAGGGACGTCGCGCTGGTCCCCAACCCCCCTTGCCATGGGGCTTTTCTCATTCTGCGAATCGCCCTTGCCATCGGCCCTTGGGCGCCTGCCATGGTGGCGTGGTCGGGAAGTCCCCATGGCATGGGCTCTGTCTCATTCGGCGAACCGCCCTTGCCATCGGCCCTTGGGCGCTGCCATGGTGGCGTGGTCGGGAAGTCCCCATGGCATGGGCCCTGTCTCATTCGGCGAACCGACCATGGCAAGGGCCCTTGGGCGCCTGCCATGGCGGCGTGGTCGGGAAGTCCCCATGGCATGGGCCCTGTCTCATTCGGCGAACCGACCATGGCAAGGGCCCTTGGGCGCCTGCCATGGTGGCGTGGTCGGGAAGTCCCCATGGCATGGGCTCTGTCTCATTCGGCGAACCGACCCATGGCAAGGGCCCTTGGGCGAGGGGGCCTGGGCGAGGGGGCCCTGGGG